TGCCTTCTAAGCAGTCGGTCGTAGGTTCGAGTCCTACCTGGATCGTTCGGGAGATTAGCTCAGCGGTAGAGCACCTCGTTTACACCGAGATTGTCGGGGGTTCGATCCCCTCATCTCCCACTCCCCCTCGGGGGTTACAACCAAATAGGAGATCGATTATGAGTGTAAGAGATCGTTTTGCGGGTAGTCTGCAACTTCTGAAGGATGCTGTTAATGGCAACATCGCCCTTGACACTGAGTATCCCTCACTCTTCTCTTCCCTTTGCCGATTTTATTCGGACTTCAAAGGCGTCCAGTTCTGGGGTCTTGATGTAGAGGAAGACTACACTATTCTCATTGATCATTTGGTCGCAGATCACGTCCTGGAAGCGACGTAAAACCATCCTGGTGGAGCCAAGTGTATGTTTACTGCTATTGTCAATGGTGATGTTGCGATTCCCAATCAAGACTTCCTTTATACAGAGTTTATTGATCCAGATGTTTGTGATCGGTTTATAGACTGGTACCAACGTGACTCGGACAAATACTTTTTGAAAGGTCCTGGGGAATCTCTGAAAGACAATGGTGGTGTCATAGACCCAACTATAAAGGAGTCCATTGATACTCCTGTCATGAACATGGTTCTTATTGAACCCGTCAACGCTTTAGTTGATGAAGTCGATCGCATAATGGGGAACTACGTTAAGAAGTTCCCTTTTTGTGCCAAGGGGGGTGCATTTCATATGGACCCTGGTTGGAACATTCAGTGGTATCCTCCTGGTGGTGGGTATAAAGAGTGGCACACTGAACGTTTATCATCATGTAAAGTTGACGTATATCGCCACTTAGTTTGGATGGTATATCTAAATGATGTACCGAACGGTGGGACCGAATGGTTCCACCAGAACAAATATGTAGAAGCAGAAAAAGGAAAGTGCTGCATTTGGCCAGCGGACTGGACCTGGACCCATAAGGGTCGCGTGTCTGAGACCCATGACAAACTACTGGCAACAGGCTGGTACTCCTTCGCTTGATCTGCTATAATGACTCCAGTCGCATCGGACCATGAAAGTCATTCTTGAGCGTTTCCCTTATCGATACGTGGAGTGTGGCACGTTGGAGATCAACGGTATGCCTGACTTCCGCATCCAGAAGGCGAACGAGTATACCAAACGGTATAGTGACATGTATCTCTGCGATAATGGTATGCAGTTTACGCTTGCCATGGAAGACTTCGAGTACACGAAATGGTTGGACCCAGATCGTGTACCTTGTTACATTAAAGACACAGCATCATGACTTATCAACCGTACAAGAACGCAACAGATGCTTTGAAAGAGGCAGTCATTGCTGCACTTCGCATCGACGAAGACCCCGCAGTGTTGTCTGAACTCTGGCGTCACTTCCTTGGCGTCCAAAGCATCATGCAGAACAATCTGCACACAGACAAAGACGACACCCTTACGTTTCCCGTTAGCCAGGATCCGTATGACCCATATGGTCTCGACCCTTTCACCACTGAGTTGAAAGACTTCCCTGTTGCTGCAGGGTCCGTCCATATTCCTGGTGGATTAGGTCAGGATGTCATTACATTCAACTGAACCTCTTGACAATCCGTAACATTCCGTGCTATATATTGTAACAGTTCGTTACAAGACGCATGACCGTTACCAAAAACGAGTTCGGGCAAATGAATATGTTTGCCAAAGAACCATCGATGTATATGACCAAGGAAGATCTTGAGCGTTATGGTTATGAACCATACGCTGAGAAAGCAGAGAAACTCAACGGGCGTACTGCTATGCTTGGTTTCGTTGCTGCCCTCGTGTCCTATGCTCTGACTGGCAAACTGTTCTTCGGTATCATCTGATGGCAGCAGTTATCTGGACACTCACCACAGTTTCTTTCTTGGTTCTTCTGGCTCATTCCGTAGAACAACTTTCTGAAACTTATTAAGTCATGGCAACTTACAATGTTACTCTCCAATCTCCTGACGGTACCGAAAATACCATCGAGTGTGCGGACGATCAATATATTCTTGATGCAGCAGAGGAAGCGGGCGTTGACCTCCCTTCGTCGTGCAAAGCAGGCGCTTGTAGTGCTTGTGCAGGGAAACTCATCTCTGGCACCGTAGATAACGAAGAGCAATCCTTCCTTGATGATGATCAAATCGAACAGGGTTGGGTACTCACCTGTGTGGCATACCCCACCAGTGACTGCGTGATCCTCACGGAGCAAGAAGAAAATCTGTAAACAATCAAAAGACCACAATCCTTAACTATGACTAACGTACCTGAAATCTTTTTCCACTGTCGTGAAGACGGTGAGTGGGTAAGTAAATCCACTCAATATATTTTTGGTGGCAAACGTGTAGTTGTTTTTGCACTCCCTGGTGCGTTCACTCCGACCTGCTCTAACTATCAACTCCCTGGTTATGAGGAGAAGTATGAAGAGTTTAAGCAGGCAGGTATTGATGAGGTGTATTGCCTCTCTGTAAATGATGCTTTTGTTATGAACGCATGGTTCAAAGATCAAGGTATTACTAATGTCAAACCACTTCCTGATGGTAGCGGCGAGTTTACTTACGCTCTGGGTATGTCTGTCAATAAAGCGAACCTAGGTTTCGGTTTCCGATCCTGGCGTTATGCTATGGTAGTAAAAGATGGAGTGATCGAACAAGTCTTTGAGGAACCTGGCAAGGTGGGTAACTGCCCTGTTGATCCTTATGAGATGAGCGATCCAGATACTGTATTGGGGTGGATTAGAACGGGAGTCAAGTGATGCCCAATCCTAATCAACTCTATGAAGACATGCAGAAACTCGACGATATGTACGAAGAGTTACTCTGGCATCCTGACGACGAACTGCAGTTTACTCACGATGGTCAGAGGATCATCATCACTAACAAAACACTGGAGGAAAAACAATGAACGAACGCGCTGAACGTATTAACGGTTGGGCAGCAATGCTCGGCATCATTGCTGCAATGGGATCCTATGCTGCAACTGGACAAATCATCCCAGGCATTTGGTGATTGAGAGGGACCCTTCGGGGTCCCTTTTTTGTACTAAATATCATGAGAATCTGGCAAGGAATGGAGAAGTATCGACTAGAAGTTCAGTACGAAGGTAAGTGGCATGTATTATCAAACTATTCGGGACTGACTAAAACAAAGGCAGACTGGTATTTGAAACTATGTGATATGATGCCTGAAGATAACCAAGGTCGTAAGCGAGTGAGGTGTGTACCAGATGATTGAAGACTTTCGTAAACAGGATAAGTTCACAGACCACAGAACGTTTGTGTTGTACTGCCTGGTGAGTAAGAAGGAAGACATTAGTATTTCTGCCTATCATTTTTGTTCTGACATGGTGAAGCACGGTGTCATACAGCAAATGACAGACAATAAACCTTTAGACTTCAGTGAGAATGTGGTTCGTGGACTAGCAGATAGTGTTCACGAGCACTGGATACAATGGAGAACTGACAAATCAGCATGGGAGGATATGGTATGTACGAATCTTTGAACTGTTTTGAAGAGGCACTGAAGCACTTCGGTACTCGTGTAGAGATGATCACTGCCATGGAGATGGCGAAGAAGATCTCTGCCGAGGATGCCTATCGGATGATTAAGGACGAACTGAAGGAGGTCAAGGCGTGTCGTAAGAAGTTCAACAAGAACCAGTCTTGCAACTGACACAGGGGGGTTGACAGGGGTTCAGTTTTCGCTTAATATAAATACATCAACGGGTTACGAAACTTTACGTTTCAAACCTTGAGATCTCACCCCAAACCGAGACCTATAGGGTGACTAAATCACGTCTCTCATATCCCCGCTGAGGGTGCGGGGAGCATAGTATCACCACCATTTCCCTGATGGTCCTACTATCTGTTCATTACAATGACTGCAACTCTTTCACAAAAACGACAATCAAATGCTTGGGAAGACTTTTGTTCCTGGGTAACTTCAACCGACAACCGCCTCTATGTGGGTTGGTTTGGTGTCCTGATGATTCCCTGCCTGCTGGCAGCGACCACATGTTTCATCATCGCCTTCATCGGTGCTCCTCCTGTGGACATCGATGGCATCCGTGAACCTGTTTCGGGTTCGCTGATGTGGGGTAACAACATCATCTCTGGTGCTGTTGTGCCTTCTTCCAACGCTATTGGACTTCACTTCTATCCCATCTGGGAAGCAGCATCACTCGACGAGTGGCTCTACAACGGTGGACCTTTCCAACTCGTTGTCTTCCACTTCCTGATTGGCATCTATGCCTACATGGGTCGTGAGTGGGAACTGTCTTACCGTCTTGGTATGCGTCCTTGGATCTGCGTTGCTTACTCGGCACCTGTTGCCGCTGCTAGCGCCGTCTTCCTGGTCTATCCCTTCGGTCAAGGTTCTTTCTCCGATGCTATGCCCCTGGGTATCAGTGGCACCTTCAACTACATGCTTGTCTTCCAAGCAGAGCACAACATTCTCATGCACCCCTTCCACATGCTCGGCGTAGCAGGTGTGTTTGGTGG